CCTGATTCAAAACCTGTCCAACAGGAACGTAGAAATGCCTCATCACTCCAAAAAGCCAAAGAGACCGGTATCATCTCGGATTCAAATTTCAAACCCTTGATGTAATCGATCATGATCGGTTTCAGCTTTTCGAAATGGTCTGTGTGAGGATAAAGTAGAAGCGCGAACGCCATGAAGCGAGACAACATGATGTCCGGGGTTTTTGCACGATCGCAAAACAAGCCAACCCAGATCTTTTCTACTTTATAATGTGGAACATAATTTCTGATCCCATGCAGCCTTCGCAAAAGTAAAACCAGCGAATTCCGCACCGTCAGGTCCTTTAGTAACAACATACGTCTTAACACGCACATTTAATACATGGACATTTTCTCGGTAAAACTTCAAATAGCCAGGGGGGTAATCCGCACTCCCAGCAATTCGGTCATCACCAAGGTACTTAGTTCCAACGTGATGTCTCACAATAGCAGCACTATCGATAGGATGCTCGATGTGCTGGTAGTACTTGATCTGCATATATGCTTCAATCAAACACCGCGCAATACAGTTGGTTTCAGTCGTAGCGTCTTTCCCAGAGGGATTGACATCACGAAGCGAAACAACATCTCCAGTAGGGAGAACTGTTATGCATTCGATGCAATTGTTAATGCACACATCCAGTAGTTCTAGGTCATCAGGCGTTAATTCAACAACCTGGAGTAATGCTCGACGCTGCAACCAATAAACGGCTTTAGCGAAGCAAAACGATTTATCCCAGAATTCGTCATCTTCAGACGCAACCTCATCGTGACGAGTTAGCTCTTGAGCGAAGCGGTTTACATATCCGTAAAACCAGGTCTGCCCATGTGCAATCTCATCCTTGAGACGAAGCGCCTTATTCTGCGACGAAAAGAAGTACTTGTGGACTGTCACGTGTTCCTTACACATGATAAGAAACATCCGCTGCTTTCGACGAATGAGCTTCTCGTGAGGGACAAGCTCTGTTTTCATCTTAGCAAGGTAAATAGCAGGATATTTCTTAACTCGAAAGTGGTTCTTAGAATACGCTAGGACACCTCCTTTCTCAGCTATTGCTCGCGCTTTAAATTCGCGAACCGTTGGGTAATGATTGAATCTACCAAAGAAACCTGAAGACTTGCGATCAATCAATTCCGATACTATCTCCTCCTCCGTCGCTAGCTTAGACGACGCGAGAAGATAGGGCTTCAACTTTTGCCAGACTAGTTCTTGGGCTTTTGACCAGTCTTCCGTCGTTTCGAACGCCCTTTCTTTTTGGACTTTGAGGTGTTCGACGGCGTAGTTGACTGTGCTGGCTGTTGTTTGGGTGCGGACGTAGTCGATTCGGGGGACTTCGTAACCGCGGGCTTTTGCAAAGGTTGAGAGTTCGGTGAGGGTTCCGATTCCTGCGTCTTCGGTAATATCGTCGGGCATTCTTTTACATGCTGGTCCGAAGAAACCGAAGGGGGTGAGAGAACCACTGGCTTTGAGGCTGCACCTGTCTGGTCTGTGGGTGACGACAAGCGGCCTATACCGTTTAAAGGGTTCTCAGATTCAACTTTTGTTGCCTCTTTCTTGACAGTTTTCCTTCTGTCCTTCCTAGGTGCTTCATGCCCCATTGGGTCATAGAGCTCTTCCCAAAGAGCGGCGATTTCGTCCATTCGACGATTATAAACATCGTCATCGATCTGGCCTGCTATTCGCTCCTTCTTGAGTTCACGCTGCATGTCGGCAATGTCGCCATGGCGATCATAGAACTCATACTCTTGGTACTCCTCGTCGAGTTCCTCCATCTTCTCGGCGAGGGCGTCTGCTTTAGCACTTAGGGCGTCAAGTTCGTCCTGGGACAATCGTCCACGACCATAGGTCATTTGGTCGTCGATCATGTTCCATTCATCTCGGACTTTATTGCGTTCAATTTTGACTTTTTGACCGCGCTCACGTTGCTCGTTAAACACACGAGACCGATCGTTACGCTCACGTTCACGATGGTACTCGCGGTCCCTATCAGCTGCTTTCATACTAGCACCTTTACTGCCAGCACCACCCGATTTCATAGATGGTGTGGTAGTTGGTCCAACCCGTCCCTCAGGAGCGGGTTCAAC